GAATACTTAACATCATGCTCAAATAAAAATGATAAACAACACATAGCATGTGCTAGGTGATGCATACCAGATTCTGGGTCTAGTTGTTCACCCATTTTCCATGCCCAGAGGTGTCGTTCTAATGCATCAAAATATCTTCGTTTAGATTCAGGAACTTTTTTCCAATTATCTCTTTCATATTTTTTGCATCCAAAAGTTAAAACTCTTACCATTTCCTGCAGGGCTAATGGAGGAATTAATCCATATTCTAATTTGTCGCCGTCAAATTTACGACCACCAGTTGATGAATTTTGAGACATTTTAACCAAGTTCATTTACAATTTACCAGTTAACTCTGCAATTTTAGATAGATTGCCAGAAAATGGATATGTGCCAATATGTTGTGTTTTCATCCATGGGCATAGAAAAATAGACCCACCAGTTTTGCGCCATAATTGACAGAACATATAATCCTCTGAAAGATATCGGTCAGAGCCACCGCCTGTTGCACTATCTAATGTGTCAATAATCGTATCAAAATATGCATGGATATAACGACTGCCATCAAAATGTGCTTGACCGACATGGTCTGGTTTGTACCTCAATTGTGGATATGCAGTTTCCATAACAGAAAAAACACCACGTTTAATCATCATATAACCTGTGCCAATTTCCATCACTTCAAGAGGCTCAGTCACTGTGAATTGTTGAGTGCCTTTAACAACATTAAATACATAATCACCAACTAGACCTTCTAATTCATGTGGAGCCATATCTGGATGATTACGGGCTCCGAGTGCTACATTGTTCCAGTTGATAGATTTTTTAGGATAAGGTCCACCAATAACATCTTTATCTAATGCCAAAAGTGCAACCACATCTTCTGGGTTGTAATGTATATCCGAATCTATGAATAGTAGATGAGTGCATTCTGAACGCAGAAATTCATCTACTAAATAATTTCTCGCTCTTGTTATTAATGATTCATTAAATAGAAATGAAAATCTAGTTTCCACTCCATACTTAGACATTATTCCCTGTAGGTCTAAAGAAGATTTCATATACATTCCATGTGCCATACCACCATACATTGGTGTAGCCACAAAGAGTTTATTCTTCTTCATATCTTCCGATTTTACTTTTATTTCCATAATTAATCCATAAAAAATAAGTTGTGATACTATTATATATCACAACTTATACAAAAGTTACCTAAAAATTAGGCAAAAATGTTCTGACCTTTAGAACGCAGGGATTTAATTCCTTCTGCAACCATACTCTTTGTAGGAGTACCGAGGCGATAGAAAGAAATTTTGCGACCATTAGAAAGAGTTTTTCTGTTGGTGTAAATAGCATTACCTTCATCCCGCAACTCATTAATCCGTGCGGCCACATTTGTGATACCGAAACGGGCTTGTGCTTGAGGCACAGTGAAGGTATTGTAACCTTCAGACTTGCTCAAAACAGCAAGCATTTTTTCTTTAACATTCAATTTAGACATAAAAATCCATAAAAAAACCACACTTTAGAAGACACTTGAGAGGTGGTGTTTCTCAAGATTCATCATTATAGCAAAAAAACAAACATATGTCAATACTTTTTATGGTAAATGTTTCAATTATTCTTGCATTATTGGCATAATTGGTTCAACTGTTGGATTTTCTAATTTTGAATACAAATCTAGAAAAGACAATTTGGTATCCATATCAAAACGATTTAGGCACAGTGAAATAGATTTCATTTTATCACCATATACACCATATGTTTTACAAATATGCACAAGTCTACGGGTAGAAATGATTTCGTCAATACCACCTTCAAGGAATGTTTTTCGTATTACATCAGCCCAAACAACTAGTTTGTCAGCAAAAGAATCATCAGTACGCCCAACCGAAGTCAATTCTTTTTTGATAATTCTTTTCTCAATTGCTACAGGAGGAAATTCTTGCTCATATGTATTCAAAAATCGTTCTAGAAAAGCCTCATTCAATACATTGGTAAACATATATCGCCCATCTTCAGAACCTTTACCCTTTGTGTTTGCTGTAGCAACAACAGTAAAACCATTCTCAGGATAAATCAATTCACCTTTTTTCTTTAGCAGAAAAGGTTTGCCTTCTAAAATTCTTTGCAAACAAGATAGATTTTGTGCGCCGTAATCAATTTCGTCAATACACAATACCGCACCCTGACGAGCCGCTGTAGTTACAGGACCATCACGCCATTCCATTTGTCCATTTATCAGAACATAATTACCTAAAAGGTCGCCCTCATCGGTTTCTGGCGTCATGCTGACACATACAAATTTTCTTTGTGCTTTAGCGCAAGCTTGTTCAACCGACATTGTTTTTCCATTACCAGATTGACCAGTAATAAAAATTGGAAAAAATTGTTTACTCTGAACAACGGATAACAAGTCTTCAAAATTTCCAAAAGGAACATAATTCTTATAGACTTTAGGAATCAAATCACCAATTTCTAAATCTGTAGTAATATTAGAAATCTTATTTTTAATAATAGGTTCACTTTCTACTTTTTTCATAGGTATAACTTGAGCGGATAGATTGACTGTTTGGGAAGTATTCTGTAAATTACTTACGGAATAAACACCACGAGATTTTCGGTAAGCAGTATCATTCAAAAACCATTGAGGGTATCCTAATTTATTTTCATCACAAATAAATTTAATTTCTTGTCGGGTAAGAGTATTCTTACCAGTTGACAATGCAAGAGTAATAAATTTTTGGCGGGAGGTAATATTTGGAGTACGCATAATTTAAATTCCTTTTCAACTAATCAATATATCATTATAACACGGAAAAATTATTCTGTCAAGTATAGTGTTGTAAATATACAACATATTAAAAGTTCATACGGCAATTTCTTTTATAAATCTATTGACCAAAACTCTACTGATTTGTCTTCTTTTATTCATTTTAATGAATGCACTTTTCAACTTACTTGCTGTTACTGTACCAGTTATTTGAAGAGATTCATTTTCAACAAGCAAATCTTCTCCGCCAGGTATAATGAAAAACTTATTATATCCTTCATTATTGGATTCTAGAAATTTTTCCACTCTAACTCTTGATGCCAACTCTCTAACTTTTTCTTTAGTTTTAGCATAAGCAGTCATATCACCTGCAACCCATCTATCTTCCGCAAGACTTTTACCATCAGCTCCATAATAACGATTTTGTATTCCATTACGCAAACTAATACCAGTTCCCGCAATAAAAAAACCAATTATTTTAGTGCCTGTACTTTTACGATACCATTTAAATATTGATTTTTTTATTTCACACTCTCGTTTATCTTCAATGAGTATATCTTCAAATTTATTATTTTTATCTCTCAATACAATATTATCACGAATCGTACTAATTGTAGCATAAGATTGAGAAATTTCTCCTTTATAATTGATGTTAGTTGTATGATAAGTACGAATAGAATCTGCATCGCCGTCATGCATAATAACAGTATTAACTATATCAATATTATGTTTTTTCTTAAATTGCATTAAAATCGGTTTTAATGCAACCAATGCTTCGGTCATAGGAGTATTAGATAAATGCTCACTTCTTGGGCAAGGAATATCCAATCTACGTTTGTTTGCACCGAATGACTCAGATAAAGTAATTAAGTTTTTCAAGGCGCAATTAAATTCGGTAGCAGTCATTTGAGAATTTAAATATTCTCTTAGATAAACATTAGACATTCGTATTTCATTTGAATTAGTAGAAAAAGAGGGACCTGGGCTTCTATTGTGGTCATACCCAAATCCACTATCTTCATTGCCGAAACCATAAAATACAAAAGGAATATTCACTTTGCGGCAAAACATAGCTAATACCATAACCTGTTCAATAGATGCATGTAAATTACTAGACATAGAACCAGAACGGTCCAATAATAATATTAACCCATGTGATTTTCCGTTAGGTACATATGTTGATTTTTTAAAAATGTTATCATCAATTTTGTATCGGCAAATACGATTAACATCAATATCACCAGTTTCGCTAATTTTTTGTTTAGCAAATTTTCTAGCAGCCTTAAGCATTTCAAATTCTTTTGCAAGTAGAGACACATATTGTTCGTTTTTGCTTTTAAATTCCTTCAATAGTTTATCTTGCATAACACCAAAATTATTAGATAATGGTCTAAAATGATAATAGTCTTTCCAAAACTTTTGCATTAAATCATGCACTATTTTATGTGGTGTAATAATCTCAGATAGATTAGGAGTAGGAATATTTAAATAAACATATTCTTTAGATTTTTCTGAAAGTAATTTGGCTTCGTTTTTTCTAAAGAACTCATCAGTTTCGCATGACGGTACAAAATTTTCACTTGTTGTGGATTTTGATTCTTTTTCCCGCAAAAATTCATTATAATTGTCTGAAGAATCTTCTTCCGATTCGTCTTCATCAACACCATCTTCTTCAGATTCATTATTGTCGTCCAAATCTTCATCGGATTCAACATAATCATCTTTAAAATCGGAGTCTGAATCTTCATCGGATTCATCAAAATCGGTGTTTTGCAATGTGTAATATTTTTCTTTTTGATTTTGTTGTTGTTCATCCTTAGAATATTCGTAAATAGATTCAGTAATTTCTAGAACATCATTCCAGGTTTCACAGGCTTCTACGCCAGATAACAAATTTAATTCTATATCAGTAAAATTAATACCTAATGAAACTCCTCCTTTAGTATAGAGGTTCAGCCTGTCAATAAAAGACAATTCATTAATGTCATAATTCTTAATGCCAAAAAAATCTTGTTCTATTAATTGTTTATACGCACGAATGAATGCTGGTTTTAATCCAGGAAAACGCCGTTTCATTTTCTTTTCAATGCGAGAATCTTCTACAACATTCAAGAAGTTTTTGTAATTTTTATTGAATTTGCCTGTTCCGGTTACAGCATTATGCCAACCTTCTTCTGGTGTTTCTAGTGCGTGACCAACTTCATGACCTGTCAGCAAGTCATACATATCGCCAGACATATCTTTCCATATAGGAAGAGTAAGTATTCGGGTAGCTAGATTGAATGATGCAGTTTGCACCTTACGGTGTTCAACAGTAACATTCTCGGTAGCCATCAGTTTGGCTAGTTGGGACTTAGATTCTTGAGTGAATTCCATAGGTGTTCCTAAATTTCATAAATGAATTGTAACACAACCACAGGGATTGTCAAGTATTATTTGATATCTGTTGTTAAAAAACAACATCAAGGTTTATAGAAGACAAAAATTGGTTCATATTTGAGCCACATCCCATTCACTTTGCAGAAATTCTTTGATTTAGGTAATCCTGTTTCTGTATCAACTCTATTACCACCAGGCATTTGTGCGAGAGACATTTTCAATTTGCCTTCGTAACGCATGCCAAGACTAATAAGAATATCCATTGAATCTTGTTCTAGTGGCAACATGTCTCCACCAAAGACAGCATCAGCAATATTCCACAGAAGGTATCTATCATTCGCCAAATACTCAACACAAGTTTCTAGTGTCTTTTTTAGGAACCCTTCACGCCAAGAATTGTACTGAGAAAACTTCTTGTATGATTGTTCAGCATCTTCCGAGTATGCCTCTTTAGCAAAGTATGGTGGTGAAGTAAAAATCAAATCCAATTTACCTTTGTACTTCTGAAATTCTGGGTCTTTGTGAATTTCTTCTGAGCCGTGTTGAAAAATCTGATACGAATGTACTTTGGGAAACAAAGTAGCAACTGCTCTTGTTGTTTTAGTATTGAAGAAATCTGCAAACTCATGGTACTTTGTTCTGCCTGGGCTTGTATTATGATCCGTATTTGGATCGGTACCGATGTAATGAATATTTCTTTCATCATCAACAGTCAATGCACCAAGCAAACGACCGCCCCATCCAGAAGATGGATCATAGATGTTAATTTGTTCTTGATTCTTAATTTTATCAGTATATCTCTCATATAAATATTTTGCAGTCAAAGGAGGAAAGTTAACTGCGTACTGGCAGAAAGAAACACGAAATGCTTTTAGACCACCAGGGAACAATCGTTGACCTTTTTTGTACAAACGAATTCTAAAATTACCTGTGTCTTTATGGTCTGCGTTTGTCACACAATGACTTGGAATTTTTAATGTTGCAATGTCATCACTTGATATCGTCAAGTAATTGTTATTCTGTATATCAACATTGTATCCAGTGTAGTCGGATGTCAACTCTTTAGCTTCAATCCAATAATCGTGAGTGTCATATGTTCTTGCGTTTTCTTCAAACCATTCAATAAAATCAAGACCAGACTCTGCAAAATAAACATGCGAACCAATTTCATCAATCTTTTGCCCAACTTTGATTTGTTGTGAGTAGTGATAGAATGAATCTCGTTTGAAATGTCGGCTGGCATAAGTTACGAATGTGTCAATCAATTCATCTTTCGCAAAGTAATCATAGATTGATTTACCCTTTTCAACATCTTTTGAGTAATTGATTCGTGTCTTCATCATGGTTGGAAACCATTGATTGATTGCATTACCCATATTATTTGTGTTGCGAACAACATCTGTTGTTCCTTCGTATTCATCTTTTACAAGAAATTGATGTACAGGAAAAGAAGTCATTTGATTGAATTGATTGAGGATTTCATCTTCATCATATCCAACTCTTGGTGGGTTACCTTTTTCATCCCAAAGATAAACGACCTTAGCTCTCATGTCTATAACCCATTGACGAAATTCATCTTTGCTCATTGCAAGAATTTCTTCAAATTTTTTATTTACATCGGACTCAATGAGTTCACGATTTTTTTCATAAAAGTATTTCATTTATTTTTATTTCGTTTATACACTACACCTGGAATTGTTCCATCAGACCAACTGGTATCGCTAACTTTCTCCATACCATTTTTTTCATAGAATGCTCTTGCTCTAGGATTCTCTGCTCTGACAGTAAGCCAAAC